CAATTATACGAGATAGCAAACCTTGCTCATTATCCCAAGCACCACCAACGAGCCTTATATCAGTAGCACCACCACCGTACATAGAATAATAAGTACCCATAACCTGTTGATTTAAGTAACCTTTACCGCCACCATTAAAACCACTTTTAGTGTTATTAGCTGTAGATGAAGAAGCATAACCACTTTCGCCGACATAAATATATAATGTAGTTTGTTTTTTTAATGTAATTTCACCCTTGGAATATCCACCTTTAGCATCAGTATACCAAGAAGAATTGTTGATACCTCCAGAAGAACCCCAACATTCAAATTTATATTTGCCAGGTTTCAATATAACACTTTGTGGCGAACCATTGTACCCAAAGTTCCATTCTGTCTGCATTTTCTCACTCTCCTCTCTAACAATAAGTTATCAACTCATTTACACTTGTTGCAATACTAGATAAACCACCATTTACTTTTTCTTCTAAATTAAGAAATCTATCCTCTATTTTCTTAGACGAATAAGTAGTCATTTCAGATACTCTGTTATCATCTACAGTTGCATTAATAAAATGAGTTTCTGCATTTCCATTTATCAAATACACATACATTTTAATATTTTCTTCATTTCTAACAAGAATACTATTATCATCAATAGCCCTAGCGTTTGGTGTAAGTGCTTCACCAATTTCATCATATAAAGCTATTAGTATTCTTTTAGTCAATAGTGGATGATTTATAGTTACTTCATACATATTAGTTTCATTATTTAAAATCCAATCAGCAACTTCTATAATATGCGTATGAGATACATTTACACCACCTGCAATAATATTATCAATTTTAATATTTTGTTTCTCATTTTCTGTGTCAATTCTAGTATTTAACTCTGTTTTAGTTGTATCAATTTTATTATTTAAATATTTATCATTGTCTAACAATTTTTGTTGTCGATTATTAAACTCATTTGCATGAGCTGGTGTAGTTATTAAATATTCTTCAATCTCATTATTAAAATCTAATTCATTAGGCATTTATTCACCTCCTAGAACTCGTCATCTATCTGAAAAACCATTTCCATATCACTGTCTTTATACTTATTTCCAAAAGATTTAATTGCAATTAAATCGCCATCAGAATCTATTAAACCTATTTCATTTATGTTTTTTCCTTCTGCTTCATTTTTTAATAGAGTGGTTGAATATCTGCAAGTAGTTGGGATTGGATATACATAATTTTCTATATCTTTTCTAAACACCTCATTTTTTAACGCTATATCACTTGAAAGTGGAGCTATTATAGTTCCATCATTCCCAATTCCTCCATCTCCAAATGCCATGCTAACTATAGTAGGTAATGTTATATCACCCGCTCGAGCTTTACACATTTTTTGTCTTGCAATGTCTGTTGTTACTGCATTTGCCATACTTATAACACTTCCTCTCTTAATTCTGCATTGAGCAGTTTATTTCCATTTAACATTTCTAGCCCATTTAAATAATATAAATTCTTTTTAATGATTACTTTAAGATTTGTAAATACTTCACTTTCTTTTACAAATAACTTATTTTTCATGTTTAAGCTTATTGGCTCATTATAAAGTATATAAGCACTTAAGTTTTTACTACCATTTAATAACCACATGCCATCTAAGAAATTACTTATATTCCCTCTAAAATCTATAAATATTCGATTAATCATCTTTACCTCAAATTTTTCTATATCTGTAAATTTGAGTGCAAAAGAAGGCATCCAATGAAGATGAGAGGGTTTCGTTTTATTTGTTATATATTTGAAATCTTCATAATTAATAACATCATCAACATTAGCAGTTACTTTAAAAGTGTATGGAGCTATATTTTCTTTTATATATACATCTGTACCAGTATAGCTTTTTATTATAGTTGCTAGTCTGTTAGGATTAACAATATATTTCATTTGAAGCTTAGCAATGACTTTTCTTCTTCTAGCTTCTATATCTTCATCTATATTAGTAGATAAACCTACCCTATTTTCCCAAAATTCAAGTCCCCATGTAGCAGTTTGAGGAAATAATTGTAACTCTATTTCTTTATTTAATAATCCTAGATTATCAAATTCGCTTCCTATAGCTTCGTATATAGAGTTCATAACTAAAGATTGTTCATAGATAGGAGATAATGTTAGAAGCATTTCTCTACCTTTTTTAGAAGTTATCACGCTATCACCTCATTGATTATCTCACCTATTCCAACAACTTGGTCATTTAAAATAATATTTGTTGTTCCATCATTTATTGTTAAGTTAGAAAAATCTTGTATTCCTTCATCTGCAAGCATCATAGAACCTGCTAGTGAATAAATTGCATTATAAGAAACAGTACCTCCAATATCTATTTTATCCAGATATTTGTCTATTTTATTTTTTAAGATATTTAGCACAGTTTCTTGACTAAATCCATTTGAAAAAACAAAACTAGCTTTTACATTAATTAATAATGTTTGTGGAGTGGCTATAGTTACAATAGCACCTATAGGAGCTTTTCCATCTCGATTTTGACCCTCTTCCACATTTGGATATATATATTCTTGAACCTTATTTATTAATTCCTGTGTTGCTGCTTTTCTATTTTTATCTAGTATTAATACTTTTACTGTACCTGCTCCAGCCCATTCGGGAACTACATAAGCATATCCAACTCCATCAACTTCTTTAGCCCAACGAATATAATCTGAACTAGCTCCACTAAGTTTGTCTTCTTGCTCTGCTACAAGAACTCTTTCTCTAAAATGTTCTTCATCTTCTATATCTGTCCCACCTTTTAAATCTTCTTTATTAGTAACAGATTTAATGCCACTAATAGAACCTAGTAAAACAGTTATAGTGTTATTAGATACATTTCCTATAGTTCCTGCAATCCTACATTCTGCTTTAATATCTACTTTTTCATTTGCTCCTATAGTTTTAGTTTCAAGAAGCTCAAATTCTATGCTCTGTTTTTCATCTGTAGCTATAGTTGTAACAATAGTTCCTTTTGTAATTATAGTTCCTTGTACACCTGTAAATGTAATTGTTCCTATTGCTTTTGTAGGTTGATTTTTAAATACTCCCTTACATTCACCAAGCCACTCTAAGTAAGTTCCATAGCTAGTTTGAGGAAATGCTATCTTTAAATTATTTTGTAATCCTAGTTGTTTTAATTCGGCTATTTGCTCTGCTGTAGGTCTTGTTGCATCATAGATAAAGTCACCTTCTAATGTAGAAACATCTTGAAAGTTGCTTAACATCCTTTCATGTACAGAGTCCTCATCTTCTGTTAAAAATACTGGTATAGGTAGCTCTCTTTCCATATAATCACCTACCTTTTTATATTGCCATCAATTACTATATTTTCATCATCTATTGTCAATACATTAAATTCATACTCTACTAATCTGCTATTCTCCAACCAATTAAAACTAAACTCTCCTACTTCTTTTGTGTAAGGATGCACTAAAAGAGTTTCTTTTATTAATCTAGTTATTTCAAGCTCTTTTGCATTTTGTGATAAGTTACTAGCGATTAATTCTTTTACTTCACTTCCATATATATTAGAGTAAGCTGACCTTTTGTGCCTAGGTGTTAATATAGCCTTTTGACACCATTGTTTGTACGCCTGCACCTTATCACATTTTTTTAGTGTTCCATCTGCGTTTTTAACAAATTCACCTTTTTCAAAATCAAATAAAAAAGAACCCTTTAGGTCCAATTCATTTTCATCATTATTTTTTAATTCTACAGTTTCAAAAGTTTCACTTTGAGGAAATAGGTTTGGCATTTACAACCCTCCCAATTACTACAAATTCAGCCCCCATGACAGCTACTAGCACGTTATCACCTATACGTAGTGGCTTCAATTCCTTTGGAGTTTCTATTTTATGTTTATGTCTATATTCTCCACTTGAAACTTCATCTGAAAAAGTAAAATAATCTTCTTTTAATGTTAAATTCTCTAATACTAGATAGTCCTGTATTTCATCTTTATAGCCACTAACCTTAAGTCCATTTGCTGTTATTTCTGCAAGTTCACAACCCATTCCAAAAGTGCCATTTGCTACAATTTTATTCATATTTTCTTTCAATATTCTAGCAATTCCATTAAATCTAGCATCAGTCATTTGTATAAAACTTCCTCCTTATATATTCTAAAGTCCCTATATTGAGCTTCATTTTCGGTCTAGAATCTAGTGTATGAGTGACATCTATAACATAATATTCTTTACTTTTTAAACTTACCTTGTCACCTGCTCTTATTCTATTTATATCTACTGCACAATCTACACTTATTGTTTCCTCTCCACTATTGAACATTGCTTCTGCTGCTTTCTTAGCTTCTTTAGCATTTTTTATCTTTTCATCTTGTTTAATCTTTTGTAGTGTTCCATACTTATCTGAGTCCTTCTTATATGTCCCAATTATAGGTGCTTTTGTATTTTCATCTTTACTCTTACCTAAAACTTTTACAGAGGTTACTGCATCATTAAAACTACTTGTAAAATTTGCATCTTCTAATATGCTATCTAATTTATATACATTTGCATTAGTGCCAAGCTTAAATAATTTCAGCTTATTATCCATTCTTACTCTAAATAAGTCTCCACCCTTACTTGCTGTTTCTTTTAAGTCCTTTTTAATCATATCTAGTATATTAGTCTTATGTATTACTTTAGCAAGTTTCTTCCCTGTATTAGCTAGATTGTAGTAAGGTATATTCCATTGCTTACAGTAGTACTCAATCCTCTGTGTTGCTGTGTTTTCTTTAAACGAGTATTGTTCTTCACTTTCTTCCATGTAAACTGTTCTTTCTCTACAAGATAGTGTCAGTTTCTTACTCTTTTCACTTCTCCTAGTTTCCCATATGACTCCATCAAAGATTGTTTCTTCTTTTTTACTCTCATATGCTATATCAATCAGAACTATTTTATCACCTTTTTTAATATTTATATCTTTAAGTTGTTTAGGTTCTATTAAAGATACATCCATCTTGTATGCAACTCCGTCTATAGCTTCACTTAATGTTATTCCCTCGTTAAAATTTGCAATATCATATTTTCCATTTAATATTATTTTCATTTAGAAGGTATCACCAACTTTTGCCCTTTTTTAATCACATTAGGATTTTTACCAATGACTTTTTTATTTTCGGGTATATTGTAAATCTCTGGCCACCTTGAACCCTTACCTAAAAGATTTTTAGCTATCTTATATAATGTATCACTTGCTTTAACAGTATATATTTTAGATTTAGTTTGGGTATTAGGTCTATTATCTTTTAAATCTGTTTTAGTATTACTTTTAGTTTCTTTTTTTAATGTCTCTATCTTCAGTTCTCTGTAAGTTCTAAATGTTATCTCAATGTCTCTATCTTCTTCTCTTCCTGCTGTTTGAGTATTGCTAAAACTAGATATTGTAACTAATCCATTGTAGCCAAAGCCTGTCATAATAAGTCTTAAAGGTTCGGCTTGGTCTACCCATTTTTCAAGCATTGCCACTACTTCGATTGGATTTTTTAACTCACTATATCTGCAATAAGAAGCATCATATAAGTTAGGCAGAAATGTTTTAAATGATATTTCTCTTATCTTCTCTCCTTCTTTTTTAATGTCAAATTCGCCTAAGTTTACTATATCTACAGTTTCAAACCTTTTTTCTTTTTTAATAGATAAAGAATCAAGCGGAGTTACTGGAAAATGGAAATCTATTTTTTCTTTTTCATTTTTTAAATATATATCTATTACCAAGTTATCACTTCCTTTCTAAAGTATTTTTTAACATTACACCGCAGTCTTCTTACCATATATTCACTTCCTTTGATTTTTTGTATAAAAAAACACCTACATGTTTGTAAGTGCTTACTATATTCACAGTTTTACAATTAAATTTATTCATTAATTTAGATTTATCATTATTTAAAAGAAAAAATTTCATCTTTTTATTGACTATAAAAAATATTATAGGTAATATTTTTTCTAATTTGTGGTATAATAAAAGCAAGGAAATAATTTACTTTATACAAGAGTAGCTATTTCCAATCAGATTAAAAATAACTTATTTTTTTAAACCACTCTTATTGGCGTTTGAGTGGTTTTTTATTTTCTCATACATGAAAGCTGATATAACACCAGCTAGTATACTCAATAAAAAATCTATCACCATATCGTTCCACCTCCTTCCGCTATGGAATTTGGCGTTTAAATATGGAAATAACCACTCTTAGCACTTTTCAATTATTATTTTCCTTGCTACAATTATTATAACATATAATTCTTACATATTTTACCTATTTATTACTTTTTACATCATAATCACATCCTTTCATTAAAAAAACACCTACTATTCAAGTAAGTGTTTTTTAATTATTTTTAATTTTAAGTCCACATAGTTAATATAAAACTCAAACAAAATACAAGCCCTGTACAAGCTTTAGAAATATTTACATTCCATATAGTTAATCTAAAACAAACACACCAAGAGTTTTTAGATGAGATTTATTCTTATTTACATTCCATATAGTTAATCTAAAACCCCAAAATAAACTTAGTATTTCCAATACCTACACATATACAACTCTCTTAAATTTGCAGTGAGCGACAAATAGTGCAATTGATAACACTTATCAAACCTTCTCAATACCTTGTATTCCAATTGTTAAACTATACTTAAGTAGAAAAATCGAACACTGCAAAATTCCTATATTTTTATTATACCATTTTTTACCATATAAAGCACTTGAAACAGTGAAATATCCAAGTGCTTTATCTATTTATTTAATTATTTTTCTCTAATTTTTTCTCAGAAAGTTTATATACTATACTTTCTATCTTATTATATATATCTATATCTGTTTCTCTTATTTTCAAAAGTTTAATTCTAAATTCTTCTTTTCTCTTTTCAATATCTATACTATCAAGTAAATTCTCATACATTGTATTAACCCCCCAAAACTAAAATAAACTAAACTAAAATATTTAATACAATCAAATTTACTCAATTTTATACATTACATGGAAATTCTTCTTCTCACCTGCAATCTTGGTAGGTCTATTATTTTCCTCTATCCATTTACTAATCTTGTCTATTACACTCTGTGAATACTTATTGACACTTCCACTCCAACCTCTTTTACTCTCTAGTACTACTAACTTTTCATTATCTTGTATATCTAACTTCTTAATAATTTCACCTATTGCATGAAATGCAGGTTTATTAGACTTAGAATAAACATTTAACTTAGTTGCTATTTGTACAGTATCAAAGAAATGTTCCTTCTCTTCTATTTCAAGAGGTAACTCTATTCCTGCTTTTTTATAGATAGTCTTTGCTGTAAGTAACTTTGCTTTTTCATCTATTCCAGCATTATCAAGAAAAGGTGTTAGTATTTCTATAGTCTTGTTAACTGTATCTAGACTTTCTATTTCATTTGCTTTTTCTCTCAACTTATCTGGGTCAGCATTGTTAGTTATGTATGCACCTGTTTGTCTTATTGATGGTAGTACATCTACTGCTAACCATGTTTGAAATTTTACTGCTATTTCATTTTTAGCTTTCATTCCTAACATGTAAAATAGTGATTCTGGTATATAATCATCTTTCGCCCACTTGTGGTCGAAACCAAATTCTGTACAAAATTCATTCATTCTTTCCCATCTTACTGATTTGTACTCTTTTCCATTTTTATTTTCAATTTTACACCATCCAAACCCTATAGCTGTATCCTCTGCATTAATTCCTATACTTCCATCTTCATATTTAATAGTTTTTATTTTTATTCCTAATTCATTATTTTCAAAATTCATCAGTTCATTATTCATACAAAAATCACCCTTTCGATTTATTATCTTGAAAGAGTTATCTTTACATGATAGAATATTTCATATAGAGATAACTCTAGGTTAAGTAGTCCATTTTGCTTTGGTCGGCGGTTGGGCTACTTTTTATTTGTCTTTTAGTAGTTTTATACCTCTTCTAACTCCTTCGGCTTTGTCTATATCTTCTTTTTCACAGTATTTCTCTAGAATATTTTTAGATTCTTCATCTAATCTTATAGTTATTCTACTGCCTTTAGGATTATCTGTAGGTCTACCTATTTTTTTACTTGGCATATCTTCACCTCACTTTTGTCTGCCTTAATTATATTATATAGTTTCGGCAGACAAAAGTCAATAACTTATCCCAATTTTTTCTAATTATTTTACTCAACCGACCAATTTGAGCAAAACAAAAGCACCTACCAAAAGTAAGTGCTTTCTTTTTTTATTTATTTTTTTCCACATAGTTAATATAAAATCTAATGGGTGAAACATTTAAATATGTTGGTTCTATGGGCTTTACATACCACTTAGTTAATATAAAATCTAACTCTGCAAAACTAGATTTTAAGTTATCAAAAACCTTTACATACCACATAGTTAATATAAAATTGTAATTGATATAATAAAAGGAATATTCGAAATCATCTTTACATACCACATAGTTAATATAAAACAGAAGTGGCTGATGCGATATATTACGCAGGTATGGCTTTTAAATACCACTTAGTTAATATAAAGCCATGCTATAAAATTATATTCCTTAAGTACTATTATAACATAATTTGGTAGAATAGAGACACATGTTGTTTAAGCAAATGTCTCTATTTTGTTTCTAATTTTTAAAATCTTTAAAAGAGAAAAACTCCATATTATCTACACTATTAATATTATCTTGAACTTTCAAGAAATCATCTATATTAATTTGATATGTTGTTTGACCACTTGAACCTACAAAATATACTTCTGCTGAGTCTATTCTAAATTCTTTCAACTTGTTAATTAAGTCTTTAGTAAATGCCTTACAACTGCTTTCATTGTCAAAACTTGCATTTTGAACTTGTAAACTAAGTACATAGCTACCATCTGTATCTAATACATCATTTGTGTAATAATTTCCTTTATACTCTGCTGGAATTATAGAATCAACTTTTTTCTTTAATTCTTCACCAGTTAATGTTTGTTTTTTCGTTTCCACGTTTCCTTTATTCTCCTCTTTAGAATTTTTCTCTATTTCCTCTTTTTTCTTAACTTCCTCTTGTTTTTTTGTTTCTTCTTCAATTTTCTTTTCAGAATCTTCTTTATCTTTATTATTAGAAACTTGATTGACTTGAGTAGAATTTTTATCATCTAAACCTCTTGTAAGATAAACAGTCCTAGCACAACTTAATGTTAATAATGCTAAAAAACATCCTAAGACTATTTTGCCTTTATTTTTAGCTTCAATAGCTTTCATTAAAAATTCAATTGAAAAAACAACTAAAGTGATTGGTAAGAAACATATTGCTATAATACCTATAATAACTTTTAAGAAAGTATTTAGACTTTTAAATTTCTGCCACATAAAATTTCCCCCTCATAAATTTGCATATTTTAACAATATTATATCATTTATGAGGAAGATTTTTTTAACAACAATTCGACATTATCCAATATCCTGTAATGCTTCTCTTATTTCACTTTCTACTTGAGATAATATTTCTTGTATCATTTCTTCTTTGTTATCACTATTTTGAACATTTATAGATATTCCGCCTAAATTTATAGTATTATTAGAAGAATTAACACTGTTTGGTGTAGCTTCTTTATATTCTTTATTATCTGTATCTAAAACATTTGCAAGAGGAAATTGTCTAACATTATTTACAATATTAGAATTACCTACTTTTTGAGAAGGAGTTGAACCTAATCCTAACATTTTACCTGTTTGTTCATATAATTCTATTGCTCTACTTCTTCTAGTGTTTGTAAGAGGGATAACCATTTCAGCTCCATTCTCTCCGCAGATAGAAGTTCTTGTTGCGACTCCACCATCAGCAAAACGGTCTAGTATATTACCCAGTATTCCACCACTACTTTCATTTACGGTTCTTTTAACTGTTGTTTGAGTAGTCTTAACATTAAAAGATGCTGTAATTGGTGCTGAAACTGTTGCTCTTACACTATTCCAATAGCTGATAATTTGACTCGACATGGCACTAACTTGGCTTACTACAGAACTACACATAGCAGAAATGGCACTTATTGCTGAACTACTTAAACTCGTAAAAGATGTTCTAGCTCCGTTATACATGCTACTACATGCAACTCTAACGTTTGTTGCTAACATATTAAAGGAAGTTGTTGCACCATTATATAAACTACTTCCTGCTTCTCTTCCAACTTGGGCTAATTGGCTGAAGCTTTGCTTTGCTCCATTATACATATTTGTAGCTCCTTGCTGAACTGTTGCAGTAGCTTGGTTGAATGCTGTATCTATACCAGTTGTAAGATTATTGTTATTAATTTCAGGTGTAGCATTATTTAAAGCATCTGTAACACCTTGTTGAGTTGCTACTCCTAATTCATTGCCTTTTTGCTGAACTGTTGGTATACCTGCTTGAACTCCACTAACAACACCGTTTGTTACATCTGTTCCAAGTTGTTGTCCTGCTTGTTGTACAGCTGGATTTCCTTGTGTTAGAGCATCTACAACCTGTTGGTTTGCTTGCTGTGCAGTTTGAGAAGCTGAACCTTGTATTTGTGAAGATGCTTTAGCAAATATACTTCTTACAGTTTCTAGAGCCTTTGGTCCTTCTATTCCTAGATTATTTAGGTTTTCTAAAACTTTACTAGCTTGTGTTTCTATTGGAGTACTAAAGTCTACATTAGCAAATACTTGCCCCATATCTCCATCCATTTTACCTAATGCTTGTTGCATTTGTGGCCCTATTTGATTTATTGTTCCAAGCATGTTACTTATTGCTCCATTTATCCCATCTTGATTAAATCCGATTTTAAATGAATTAAATGTATCACTTAAACCTTGTTTTAAATTTGTAGTATCTAGTGCAGTAGAAGCCTGTGAGAAAATAGTTCTTAATGTGTCTATAGCTTGTGTTCCTTCTAATCCTAGACTATTTAAATTCTGTAATACTTTAGTTTTCTGTGCATCTATAGAAGAATTAAAATCCACTCCCTTAAAAATCTCGCTTGCTTTTCCTCCTAAACCTTTTAAGGTTTCTAAAGCTTGTGGACCAGTTGCTTTTAAAGAGTTCAACATTCCTGTTACTCCGTCTTTTAATCCGCCTATATTTGTCCCTTCCTTGAAGGCATTGAAAGCATCACTCATACCTTGTTTTAAATTATTTGAAGAATCTGCACTATACTTGCTTATAAAATTTAAAGTCTCTTGTATGCTACTTCTGTATTCTTGTGCACTTAATTTACCTGCTTTGAAAGCATCATCAAGATTTTTGGTGATTTTATTAACTTTGTCACTAGGTTTCATATCTGCTGTCACACCAGATAAAATTATCGCCATATTGTCATTCAAACCTCTCATCATAGTAAGAGATTGGTCATCTAAACCCTTTAATCCATTTGTTAATGCTCTAGCTATATCGCTAGATTTCTTCTCTGTTACATTTTTAGATTGGTCAAATGCTGTTGAGAAAGCTTTAGTAACACCTTGTAACTCTTTTGAAGTAGACTTTTTTAATAGAGCTGTTGCATTAGAAGTTTCTCCATTTATATCTGATAAAGCTTCTTTTGTATTTGTTTTAATTTCTGCTGTTGTTTTGCCAAATAGATTTTTAAGTGATGAAGCTTTTTCATCCCAGCTCTTATCAGATAAAAGTATTCCTATTCCTTTTCCAATTCCACCTAACATTATAAGCAAGTTGCCTAACGTAAGCTTTATGACTCCACCAACAGTCTCCATTATTGTAGTAACATACTCACCAAACGAACCAAAACGTGTTTGTAAGTCCATCATAGCAGTTTTATTATTAGAAATAGCAACAGTCATTCCTGCAAAAGCTATAACAATAGCCCCTATTCCAACTGTTAATCCGAAGGCAGCTAATTTAGCCGTACCAAAAGTACTTGCAAGTAAACTTAAACTTTTAATGGCTCCTCCAAAAGCAAATGTGGCTTTAAGTACCATAACAGAGGCTATAACGGAACCAATTGCAGGCAATAATACTTGAAATCCTGCTTTTATTTTATCGAAATTATTAACAAACTTTTCTACTACTCCAACTATAGCATCACCGATTTGTGGCATTTTCTTAATTAAATCTTCTACAAATCCTCTTGTCATAGGTCCTAGTCTTTGACCTACACTTATTCTTACATCATCAATAGCACTTTTTAAAATTTCAAATTGTCCTGATAAGGTATCTAACTTCATATCAGCAATTCTCTTAGCTTCTCCTTCACTTTCTGCAATAGCTGTAGTTAACTTATTAAAGTCACTTTCACTAGCATTTACTACAGCCGCCCAACCTGCCATTGCAGTACGACCAAATATAGAGGATATTGCAACACCTTTTTCAACATCTTTTAATCCTCCTAATTTCTCTCTAAGACTTCCTATTGTTCCTGCCAAGTCTAAACTTCCATTTTTATTTTTCTTTAATTCTATTCCATATTTTTTAATTGCAGATGCGGCTTCTTCTGGTGGCTTTATTAATCTAACTAGACCTCCTCTTAACGAAGTACCTGCCATACTCAAATTTGTTATCCTAGAAGCTTTTTATCTTCTAGCTCTTATAGTTTCCTATAAGTTCGGCATACATTTTCTACTTTGAATAAGTAGTCGGATACTCTTGGAGATATTATATTCTATTTCTAGTTTCAATCTCTATGCTCTACAATACTATAAAGATTTTAAAATTATAGTTATCTCGGTATTAACATATTCAATTAAATTAAACTTAGCCTTCACCGATTTTACCCAATTATAATTCTAAACATCACTATTTAGAACGGCAGTCTTATCTACCTTTAACAGATGCACTCGCCATTAGCCCTGTAGCTAATGAAAGGTCTTTCATAGATACGCCCAAAGCTCCACCCATAGAGCCAACATGTTTGAATGTCTCCAATTTTGTTATCGCAAAGGTTCTTTATCCTTTACTTCTATATATTTCTATATAGTTCAGACTATATCTTTATCAAATTTAGAAATTCGATAGCTACTGTTCGTGGACATTTCAACATATAAAAATACTTTTACTTAGTATACTTTGTCTAGTCGTTACACGTTCTAGCCGTTTCCAAACTAGCTTCGCTCGGTATTCCCATATTAAAAAATTAACTTAGGGTTCACCGAATTAAATAGCTTTTACATGGGCAATACATTCACCCATGAGTTCAACACTTGTATTAGAATTAGTTATTGTTGCTGCCATTACGTCGACAAATTCAGTTGTATCATTTGCCGTTAAACCCAACGCAGTTAAACCATCCGTCACTATATCCATTCTGTTATACACTAAGCTCTTTATCTTAGCTTCTATATATTTCTATATAGTTCAGACTATTTCATCACCCTCGACTTTACGTTAGGGTGTGGGATTTCGTGGACTTTCATCATATCCATAAGGACTTAGATTACTAATCTAGTCGTTAAGCCTTTTACCTATTTCTAAATAAAGTGGCAATAGATTACCATATCTATAAAGACTTAGGCTTCTCTATTTTAACCCCATATTTTTTACTATAAATTTCTTCATAGCTGTCCAATATACTTTAGACGTTAGTGCCAAATCTGTTCCTCCTGCTGCTGCCAAGTTAAGAACGTCAGGAATTGCTTTTATCATTTGACCAGACTTCCAGCCTGCCATCTTGCTTTATTATCTAAGCTCTTTATCTTAGAACTAAGGTTTCCCTTAGAGTTGGACTATCTCTTTACCCTCGTCTTTACGTTAGGGTAGTGGATTTCGTGGATATTTCAACATATAAAATTTAAATCTACTTAGCTTACTTTATCTAGTCTCTAAACCTTTTGTTTGTTTCCAAAACAAATTGGTAATTGATTAGCATATATAAATTTATATTTAGCTTTCCAATTTTAACCCACTATTTTTAACTATAGATTTCTCTATAGCTGAGCATGTTATATACCCATATAATAAAAAGCGTTCCCTGCGTCTGTTGCTGTAAATGAAGTGTCTCTACCTAATTGTCTCGCCTTAGCTGTTAAAGCTTCCATTTCTTTTCCTGTAGCTCCCGAAACAGCTTGAGCATTTTTCATACTTTGTTCAAAAGTTGCAAATCCTTTTACAGCAGAACCTACACCAATTCCACCTATTAAAGCTCCTGCGGCAGCCGCCAACTGAGCAAATTTACTAATAGCTCCACTTACAAAAGAGTTTATTTTTCCTGTTAACCCTCCTAAAGCTGAACTAGCTTCATCTCTAATCTTAACTGCTGCTTCATATCTCTTACTCACAAATTCTTGTAATTTATTTTTAGTTCGAGAAATAGTATTTATAGCTTCATCAGCTTGAGACTTTATTTTTATGATAGTATCAGCTTTTAGATTCTGCATCTTAGCTTTTATTTTATCTATTATAGAACTAGACTCGTCTTGACCTCTAATTATCACAGGTGGTACAGGTTTAGCAACTTCTTTTATCTTGTTATTAACTTTGTTAACTGTAGAACTCGCATTATCTGTAGCTTTCAACCTTGCTGTTACTGTCTTTCTAGCTTTATTAACATTATTACTAGCTCTATTGGCTACTGGACTAGCACTATCTGTAGCTTTTATCCTAGCTGTAACAGTTTTTTTTACTTTATTCATATTGTTATTAACTCTATTTACAACACTTGAAGCTTTATCTGTAGCTTTTATAGCAGGATTAACCTTTATTCTGTTAAGTGTCTGCATCCTTTTTTCTGTCTGCTTCATGTATTTTTCCATAGCACTTAGTTTGCTTTTTGTTTCTCCGTCACCTTTTGCACTTATGACAACATCAATATGATACATTTCCTTTTTAGCTATTTCCCTCACCTACCTTTCTACAAATATTTATTTTTTCATAGCTTTATTCTCTTGCTCTATTTCATTTTGAGTAAATACTTTCATTAAACGTTGAGACATTAAATTTTTCTTAACATAAACATCTGGGGGAACATGATGCTTAACAAAGATGTTATTTAAAACAGTCAGTCGTCCCCCCATTTTTATTAGTTTTTTATATCATCATCACTTATCTCATCATAAAATCCGGATAATTCTAATATTTGGTCACTTATTTTACTTAATTCTCCTGCTAAGAATTTTCTCTTTATAAATTCTCTAGCATTTGTTACTTTCATAGCATCAAGTAATTTTTGATTAGAAAAATTAGGTTTTACAGTTCCTTTTTCTATTAATGCTAGAGTAAACTCATCATCATTTAATTTTTCTTCTCTTCGCCCTTGGACCTTTACAATTTTAGTGCATTCTTTTCTTATTTTACTAATCTCTTTTTCTGTTAATGCTTTCAAAGTAATTGGTATTCCTAATCTATCTAAAAACACAGTTCTCTGAGGAACTGGTGAATCCTCCAATAGCTTTGCTATTATTTCATCCTCTTTCATCTTCAATCTATCTTCGTTTGTTTCTTCTATTTCTTCATCTAAATCATTATCTTCTTCTACTACTTCATTTTCTAACTCTCTTTTATATATCTCTGACATACTATTCCTCCAATATTTTTAATTTTAAAAAGCTACAAACAAAATTAATTGTTCATAGCTTTAAAGTACAACATTATTTTGTTTTAAAGTTCATTTAACAAATCATATCCTCTAAAACTTCCCTCTACTTCTATTTTTACAATTTCACCAGCTTTAGAATTTATAAGAGGCAATTTTTTTAATCTACAATTCTTTAATCTAATACTTTCATATCCTAATGTTTCAGAATTAGATAAATTATATATTATTTCAAAAGACCTAAATCCTAATTTTGCAAATTTTGAATCTGTCTTATATCCATTCAAGGAGAATGAACCTTTAGTAGTACCAACCCTTGATATTTCATTTTGACACCCTAACAGTTTAATACTTTGCTCATCTTGCTCAAAATCAGCTTTTATTTCTTCCATGTATAGCTCTTCTACACCATCAATAAGTATAACTACATCAGAACCATTCAGAAAACTGGCTTCTTCTATATAATCATCATTATACATAATCTATAACCTCCTTTATCCTAAGTATCCAGTACCATATATTTTTTTCATGACATCAACCTTAACAGCATCCCACTTCCAGTAAAATTCATCTGCTTTGGCAGTTGCTTGAAGCTCTGTATCTATATCAACATTAAATTCTGATATAATACCTTGACTCATCAATTCTTCAAAATATTTCTTCAATGCACATATAACAGTTGTTTGACCTGTCGAATCGTTGAATATCTTACCTACAAACTCTTTTCTTTTTAATGAAGTATCTTTATTTATAGTGTTAATAAACATGATATTAGAGATATATCCCATTGCTTCGTTTTTATCGTCTACATACTTTTTAAATGTGTTTACATCATCAACTATAATCACATCTCCATCATCAAAGTCTAAGATTAAAGTACCACTTTTCAAACACTCTTTAACTTCTGATTGACTTAATCTTGGTTCTACTTCTTCAAATATAGTTTTTGCATTACATATACTACCTGTTATACCTTTGCTTACTGCTAATGCTCCTATATAAACAGCTACTTCACTAGGTGTATACTTTACATTTTCAAAATAGGCTGAACTCCCAACATTAACTATATTTTCATCATTAAAACTTTTTGATTTATCATTTATCTGTTTTATATTATCCTCTGTTTTTCCACCAAGAAATAACAATATATCTTTTCCTAACTCCTTATTTTTAGCTACCCAAGCTTTTGTAGTTTCCTGCAAAGCTTCGTCAGCTACACCATCAAGTACAAAGCTATCAAAACTATATCTTTCAAACTCCTCCAAAGCTTTTAAATAAGACTCATTAGTAATAGATGTGCAACCATCATTACCACCTTCAAGTGCTACATTTACTAAGTTTGCTAGTGTTGTATCACTATCTGCTATTTTTGCTGCAATTACATATTCATTATCTAAATTAGAGTTTATTTCTAGTACTATTTCATCTATAGTACCTTTAACACTTGAACTGAATAACTGTTTAGTTCCTTCAAAGAATATAAAGTCTTTTTTATCTGCATCTACTAGATTAGATTTTATTGTTACATTAAAATTTCTGCTAGTTGGATATTTAGTTTCTAGCTTAATTACATCTTTTGCACTATTCTCTGTAGTATCTTTTAGTGTTAATGTACCTTTTTTTTGGTTCCCATCTACGAGCCTATATAAAAGTAATTCCTTTACATTACCTAATAAAGCTAATTTACCTAACTTGTATGCTGAATAGTTCATATCATCACCAAATGAAGTTTTAAGCTGTCTCAAGTCATTTTTTATTGTTACAACCTTGCCAACTTCTCCCCAATTAGCCTTAACTGGTATTGCTAATCTACCCTTTAATCCTGTATTTGTAGACTTTTCTGCTTGAGTCTTGAACCTGTTATAAAAACCAGGTATCTCCTTTTTTTCTTTTTCATTCCATGTACCAGTTGCCATTTTACTTCACCTCTCTTTCTAGAAAGTCTTTTATTGCTTTCTCAAATTCTACTTTTGTGAGTTCCTTTTTCTTACAATTAAATAAAGCACCTGCAACTACCATTTTTTCGTAGCCAAGTGCTTCACTATTTTTTAAGAAATCTTCTTTTGAATATTTTTCTTCCTGCTTACTTACAGTCTTTTTATTTGATGTTTCAGCCAATACTATTCCTCCTATTTTATCTTAAATTTCCACTATTATAAATCTCATTCATAATAGGTCCTTCTCTTTTTATCTTACCTATCATTTTAAATACTACAGTTAATTGACCACTAGAAAACATATCTGATTCTCTATCCTCAACCACGCTAACAAGAGTTAAGTACATATTCTTATCTTCTCTAAGTCTTACTCTTTTATCGATTATTAAGTGTGTTTCTAATGTTTCAAGAAGCTTAACTATTTCATCTTTATTTTTACTTACAACATGACACTTCATAGTTTTAGTAATCTCAATCAGATGATAGTTAATCCTTTTGTTTTCAACATTTGTTGTTCTCCATAATGCACATGGAGCTATAAAATTTTTCTTCCAATTATCTTTATAACTCTCAATTTCTAATAAATCTTTTGTGTACTTTGATAAAGCTTCTACCCATCTATCACTAGTTGCATCCTCTTTATCATCTAAAGCTATTACACTAAATCTCAGACACCTTATTATAGCTTCCCATTCTTCATCTATAACATCTTGACCAACTGCACCCTCATAAATACAAGTAAATACCTCGTTAGAAGTATCATCTATTATAGTTTTAAAATCTAAGGTTTCTATGACTTCTTTTGTAAGTTCATCTAGTTTATTAAATGTAGTCCTTTTCTCATATAACCAAATATTTATAGTCCTTCTAAAACCTATAACATTGCCTTCATTGTCAGCATCTTCACCTTGGACAATTACAATATAAGGTTTTATAGTTTTTTTATTAGGTACAGTTGGTTCATAACAATCTTTAATTCTTGGTATGTTCTCAATTAAGGCTTTTCTTATTCCTGCTCTCATATTATTTACTCCAATGTCCTTCTACTAATTTGCCTATTTTAGGCATATTCTTGCTAACTATAGATTCTAAAGAATGAGTTCCTTTAGTGCCAGGATGCTGAACTTGTTTAACAGGATGGGAAGCTCCATTCCAAAATAAAGCTTTTGCATTTCTTGGTCTTATAACATGAGGTGCTGAACCTTCCTCTAAAACATTTCCATAGTCAACGCCATGACCTAACCTAACAATGTATTGATTTCCTCCACCTAAACTTGTTCCTGTTATGCCTTGTCTTGCATTTCCTGTCCTATCAGTCCATTTTGCATTATTCTTAGCTTCTCCTTCTAACATAAAAGCTATATTCATACACAAAATTGGCATTGTAGCCTTTTTTCTATCAATTTCATTTATAGCCTTAGTAAACACACTCATACTAAACCACCTCTAATCTAGCTTTTCAAGACCACAGATATAACCACAAACCTGTTCCTCAACTATAATAGGATTTACATAGTTTAGTTTCATAGTTCCTTCAATACACTTAAAAGTTATCTCATTTTCTGTGTTCAATCTTAAATCAGCTTCTTTATCTGCAACCATACCAAAGTTTTTATTTTTATAAGCTGTGCCAATAGTTTCACTATTTATTACTGTATCATTAGTTTTTTCGGGATATATAACTACTGTTAGTTCTTTTACTTCATTTGTAATATCAATAGCCCCATCTACTATATTTTTCACTTCTTGCTCTATAGTTATTGTTTGAGGATTCAAAGCTATTCCTCGATTAATAGTCTTTATTATCTTATCAGCTCTTAATTTTCTCATTGTCCATCAACTCTTGTCATAGATGTTTTATATCCTGTGTTAGTTGTTTCATTCTTTGATTTTTCTTCTAAATAATCAGTTTTATATATATCTGCTAATGACAACCAGTATGAACTATTGCTACTCTTAGTTTCTATAGGTCCTATTTTAATACAATCATCTGTAGCGCCTTTGAGTAAACAACCTCTCCATGAAGCTTTTAAAACATTATTCTCATTAGATTCTAATAACATCACAAGTTGTTCATCCGTAAAATAAGGATACTCTTCTTCTTGCAAATTAAGTTTTAATTTATCTAAATTGGTAATAGACATATCTACTCACCATCTTTATTAAGAAACTCATTATTATTCTTTTCTTCAACTTCTCCTAAAACTTCTATATATCCCTTTTCTTCCATAAGTTCTTGTTCAGTTTTTCTAATCTCAAATATATCATCTATTTTGTAGCAGTCATTATCATATTTTAAGTAAACTAAAGCTTTTACTTGCATTAAATTCTCTTTCTTTTTAGCCATAATTATCACTCCTTAATTACGCTACTGTAGCAAAGAAACACTCATCAGCACGTTCAAAGCTTGGCATACCTAGTTGTGATACCTTAGTTTGAACTGTTACTGGGTCAATTAATCTCATTGTTGTTATGGCAATACCAGTTCTAACAACAGAACAATCTAATTTAGAACCATATACTTTGTCAGCTTCTTCTGGTGTTGTACCATAATAAGTTTTTCCTAAATCTCCATCTGGAATAAAAGTTATTTTGTTATCAGGGAAATAAGATTCCTCACTTTCATCTTCTAATTTATATGTTCCACTTACTATGGCAACAGATAAACCAACTTTATTTTTAAGATAATTTTTAATCATTTCATCAGTTAAAATAACTCTACCGTCTCTATCTATATCTAATTTAATAGCCTTATTTTTAGCAAAATATCCAAAGGTTTTACTTGTCATTACCATTCTCTTAGGTAACGGATTCCCTTCATCTCTCATTATTCTCATCCATCTTTGAATATCTCCTATAATATCTGCATCTGGATTATCCCATGTTGCACTTCCAGTTAACACTTCTTTATGATTGCTTGGAACTTCAAAGTCAAATACTAAATCTCCATCTTCTGATACGATATTTATTACTCCATCAGCTAGAGCCTGCATTCTCATTCTTTCCATTTGCATATCGCCACCATCTACAAGAGCTAAATAATTATCATATATTTGTGAAATTATCATTAATAATAGTTCTTTGTTTTGAGCTTTAGAAGCTAAAAGTAACTGTTGTCTATCTTCCTCATTTACAAGAACACTCTCTTTAAAAAATGGCATTCTCTTTGATTTAACTTCTATTTGAGCTTTTAATGCTCTTATTTTTACAGCAACATCAAAAGTACTTTGTTTTAACACTACTGGTTTTTTCTTCGCTCCCTTAATATATTTTAGGTCCATACCTATTTGCTTTTTTCTTGGAAACAAAGATTCGCCTATTAACATTTCTAGCGGTAATTTTTTTATATATTTAGCTATCTCCTTAGAGTCTATAAAGTCTTTCCAATCCATTTTAATTCCTCCTAATATTTATTTTATAAAAACATAATCATTTTCATTGCTTGTTTTGCTTCTTCTGGTATAACTGATGGTAAGGTCTTTTCATCCACAAATCCAAATATTAGTACTGGAATGCTTTCATTACCATTTGAATAAGTAAAATCTATATTTCTATATACTAGACCAAAAGCTTTATCATTTGTAACAGTTGTACCATCTACTAATTTTCCATCTTTTGATATTAATGTACCCGCTTTTAAAATTCTCTTTCCATCTACTATAGCTACATCAGTTTTTTTCACTTTAATATTTACATTTTGAAATAAGTTTCCTGCAAATTTTAATGTAGTTTTATTTTCCCCCATGTAAATCTCGGATTTTTCTATACTCATATATTTTCCTCCTATTCTTCTCCAAAAAATTTCTTTTGAGCTTCTATATTTTCGCTTTTTACTTTAGAGTTAGCTAACAACTCACCTATACTACTTATTTCGCTATCATTATCAAGTAATGAAGTTGTTCCACCTTCTAATCCTCCAGTTCCTCCAATTTCATCATCTCCTTTGTTTTTTTCATTATTGAATAAATAAGAATCGCTTTGTTGATAAGCTTTTATTTGTTCATCTAATCCAATAAATTTACCATTTACAAAACTAATATTATCCTTATTTATTAAAGCAGCCAAAGCTTTTGAGTTTCTAGGATTATAACTTTCAATAACTCTTTCAAAAGCTGTATTAAACTTTAAAACCTCAATTTCTTTTTCTGCACTTTCTCTAATTTCTTTATTTGCATTTTTAAGACTTTCAATTTCATCTGATAACTCTTTGTTATCTTTAACTTTGCCTTGTAAATCATTTAGTTGCTTATCTCTATCCCCCATTTGCTTTTTATACTCTTTAATCTCTTTATTAGCATTTTCTAGTTCTGTCTTTTCAACGTATCTAGGACTTTTGATATTATCTAAAAGAAGCTTATTTTCTTTATCTTTAGATAATTTTTCATAAACTTTTTGTCCTTCTTCATCTCCAAGTAACTTTTTAAAATACTCTAACATTCAATTTCCTCCTTAAAATTAAGCATAATAAAAGCACTCATTAACCTTTAATTAATAAGTGCTTACTTTACTTTTGTATCAATTCTTTTAGCTTTTCTTTGTACTCAGCATAACTATTGTATTCATCATAGTTAAATCCAGGTGCATTTTTACCATATTTTTCTTTATATAATCGTCTCAACTCTAACAGCTTTTTATCTTTTCTCATTTCTTCAAGCAATCTAAATCCCTCCTAGCAATTCATTAAATATTTTATCTAAACTATTTAAATGTTCTTTAATAAAACTGTTTATTTCTTTATTATTCTGATAATTTAGTGTAAATAAATTAGCAAATATTTCTTTCTCTTTATTTCTGTTTTTACTCCAATACTTTTCACTATGAGTTGCTAATAAATCCTCAAACTCATTATTGGATAATGCTCCTAACATGTCACTAATAAATTCATTATTGTACAGCTCATTAGAATTAGTATATATACTTTGCAAGTTCTCAATATTCTTTATAACATACATAGAGCTACTTTCAATAGCTTGTTGGAACTTAATATTATTATAGCTCTTAATTTCATTTATATCAATTCTATGTGCAAACTCATGAAGTAAAGCAGCTTCTTTATTATAAGATTTAAATTCCCTGATGTTTGGATTAATACCAACTAAATCAACCTTAGTGTAATAAACAAAAGGTATTTTTTGACTATTATCTATTATTATTCTGTTTGGATTTACATACTTATTAATATATTTCTGAATCTGTTTAGGTGCTTTCTTTGACTTATTCTTGATTGAATTAGTAATGTTCTTTTTAATTCTATCACCTTTGCTATTTGCAGTTATTTTATTCTTTTTATTTCTTTGTTTCTTAATGATTGGAGCACTATTATTTTTCTCTCTTATTTCATCATACCAACTATCAAGAATATCATCATCTCCACCACCTAACCAGTTCTCCATCATTTTAGAAGCTTCACTAATTGGTATAATCACTTGAACTGGATAACAAAGACAATTAGGGTGTGGAATAGGATACTTTTCTGGTGGGAAAACTCCTTCACCTAGCCCAAAACGATTTTGTTCTGCATACTCATCACACTCATCCTCGCCTCTCCATTTCACCTGTCTAATATAATGTTGAGAACTTAGGTTCCATTGTAATCCCACACAAAAAGGATTATTTATTGCATTTTGAACACTTGTTTCTACAAAAGCATGTGTTATAGAAGTCCTAGCAAGTCTTTGTGCTTGATAAGATATACTTTTATTCATTCCAACTTCTAACGTCTTTGCTTCTGTTTTTTTGACTGGATTAACATAATTATCTAAACTCTTTGCTAACGTCTTTGCATTAGCACCTCTTGCAATATTAGCTTTTATTAATCTATCAATATCTTTTCTATTTTTATTACTATAGCCCCAAATCCTACTATCTAATGACCTTTTATCTTTATAAAAGTTACCTGCAACTATTTTTCCCACAACATTAGTAGTTGTCTTTATACACATAGCATCACATGCAAGATTTATAGATTTATTTGGAACTATTGATTGATAGTAATACATTTGTAAATCTTTAGCTATATTAGAAGCTTCTGTTATACTTTTTTCTATAACAGGTACTAATCTTTGATTTAGCTCATTGATATACTTCTCGATTAATTTATTTAGCTTTTTTAAGTATTTAGTACTTAGATTCAACTCTTTATTTTTAATAATATCACTTAAAATAGTTTTACTAGCATCTTTATAGACACTTAATATCTCTAATTGTACTTTTTTATCTAATAATAAAAGTTTTTTTCTAGCTTCGAGAACTTTCTTTGTATAAGTATTGTCCTTCATAACAACACCTCATTACTCATCACTATTATTAGATTTACTATTTAATTCTTCATCAATATTATCAATTTCTATTTCTGCATCTTTTCTGAACTGGTCTTGCTCTACTGATTGTATCTTTTCATTATCTTCTAGTACTTCATTAAATGCTTCCTCATAATCTTCATCATCTCCAAATTCTTTTATATAATTTCTATGACTTCTAACATTATTATTAACTTCTTCAAGAGCCAACCTTTTTGAATCTTCTTCATCTTCTGGAATTGGATAATTTTTATTTAATACAATAGAAAACATTAAATCATCCCAGTCATGATTCCAATCATCATAACAATTAAATTTACTACAAGCTTCAACTATTAATCTTAACATGCTTCTTATTGCAGGTTCCCAATCATTCCACTTTTCTGAACATCTTGCAATAAGCTCTGTATATAAATATTTCAAAGCTTTGGCGCTAGGTATATTCTGTAATTGTTCAGGTCTAGGTATTGCTAATTTTTCATACATACTATCTTCAAGTCTTTTAAAAAAAGAGTTTACAGGGTCTGCATTTGAAAAACTACTCTCAACCCTATACGCTTGTGCTTGTTTTGCTTTTTCTGAACCTTCTTCAAGTGTTTTTAATGCCATTAAAGCATTAGGAGCAATCTTGCAAGCATTAACTGTTTCTTCTGTCGCATCTACTACAACTGTTTGACCAAACATTAGAAATTTTAAAGAATCATTAAAATCTGACAACCTTTTATTATAAGTGTCCTGTAAAGGTTTTAAGTCCTCAATATCGCTAATTCCTCTTATATTTGTAATGCTTTGTTCATTAACAATCACCCAACATGGTATTTTAGAAAGCTTGGTATCATTTTCTGTTATTTTAATAGGTTTAGATAAGTTATCACCTTTGAACTTTTCTATCTTTATAAAGCAACTTTCTTGATTACTGACATCACTTTTTTTCATATAGTAAGTATATCTATACCATATTTGTTTTGCTGTTACTTCTTTTATAGTTGATGAATCAAATCTAACAAATACAACTGACTTTAATTTTGTAATATCATTACTATCAACTTGATATTTGAAATCATTTATAGAATGATAAAAGAGTCTTATAGGTTGATTTGGTTCAGCTTCTAACCTTAATAAGACTCTTTTCGTTATAGTTGCTATCTTAAAAGCTTTTAGTGTGTTGCTCCAAAACTTGCTGGCATTTAATATTGAATCAATATACTGCCTTAATTCCTCACATGCTTCTTTATGTTCTTTTTCATATGCTTTAAGTATTATAGTTGGCTCTTTTCCAAACATAAAACGAGCTTGTTTATTTATAAGTGGTTTTACCTTATTATCTACAATTTGAGAAGGTGTATAGTCTAGGTTATCAAAAGTAATCCAACTTTGACCTAAAAAATCATCATCTAACAATCCCATAGTTTTATTTCTACATTCACCCAAATAAAATAAGAAATCTCTTTCTGCATGCTTTCTATCTCTTAACTCTTTTTCATCTAAATTGAGTAAGATATTTTTTATATTCACTAAAATACAGTCCCTCCTTTCTTATTATATTGATTATTTTTCTTCAATCCTAAACCTTTGTTATAAATATCATTACTATATTTTAACTCTTTAATGTCTGATACCTCATATCCATCAAGTCCATACCATATAGCACTAAATGTATGAGGGTCTATATTAAATTCATCATATATTAAGTTTCCGTTTTTATCTGTAGCATATGTTAAGTTCTTTAATTCCTTTATTGTATGCTTACACTCACTTGAACAATAAATTTTTTTAAATCTCTTAACCTTCTTAGTGTTTTGTAATCTACTTCCAGCATATTTTTTAGCACCAGATATATTAAAACCTTGTTGTCTAAAATATTTTATAGTTTTAGGTTCAGCAGCATCAGCTTTTATTGGTTCTTGAGTATCTTTAAATTCTTTAATATCTTTAACAGTCACATCATCTGTAGTTTGATTCTTATAATACTCCCAGTAAATATATAAATATTTATTTTCATGGTCTATAGCTAATCTCAAAAGTGCATTATATGATTTTTCAAATCCAAAGTCGAATCCAACTTTATAATACCTTTGTGGTATATTAGATATTTTATTTATAACTTCTTGATGCTCCATAACTTCAAACTGTGGTAATACCTTAGTTCCATTTATACCAAATCTTCCTTTTCTTGCTATTCTGTATAAGTCATAGTCATATTCTTTCATTTCATCAAGCTGTTCAATATAACTTTTCGGCAGAAAAAAATTATCATCTGCAACTGAATGATGATAATAGGTATTATTCTTTGTTACTATTCTATTTTTATATAATACAGTATCATCTAATACAAATCGGTCTTTTTCTTCATCTCTAAAAAAATGTTTATAGGTCCAGTTATCTTCGCCAATTGGGTTAGTTGAACAAATTATATGATTAGATAGACTTGGATGTCTCAAACGTCCTAAGAGTTCTTTAAAACCAGTGTATTTAACTTCCGAACACTCTTCTAGCCATATTATAGATACACCATTTATTGACTTTAATTTCGCTGGATTATCCATACCTTTAAATATTATTTTACTTCCGCTAGGAAAAATAACTCTCATAGGGCTTGTTTTAAATGATAATATATCTCCTAAATTCATACTTTCTGCAACTTCTTCTAATAGAGAAAAACAACTATCTCTCATTGTGTCATATACTTCTCTCACAACTAAAGCTTTTCTTTTTTCTTCAAGAAGCTTAATTATTAATTTAGTTGCTACATGATAACTCTTTGAACTTCCATATCCTCCAACCAAAAAATAAAATTTGTAATCCCAGTTAAATATAAAATCATAAAAATGGTCATTAGATATAAATTTACTTTCCATTTTCTCCACTCGCTTTCATAACTCTTACAGTTATTTCTTTGTCTGTATCATCTTTATTTAGGTTATCAACCTCACATTTTAACTTCTCAACCCTATTTTTCTGCTCCTCTGTAGCTAAATTCCAATCCTTATGAATCATCTCATCATACTGCTTAATTAAACTCCTTAACTCACTCATTGCCCTACTCTGTGCATTAAGAAAAGATGCTTGCCTATCCCATGCAAATTGAAATTCATACTCTATCTTTTCACCATTTTCTGTGCTTTCATATTTCTTTAATTCTTTAACCATTTCTTCCTTGCCTTTAACATACATTATCTTTTGTGCTCTTATTATTGCTGCATATTGAATTGTTATCTGTTCCCAAAGAATATCAAATTTATCTTTTATAGATATTTCTTGTATCAATTCCCTAGTTTCTTCGGGTAGATATTTTGAGAAGAAACCA